TCGTGCAGACACCTGCGCCAATATTCATAACCGTAATAACCGTGCCAGTAGCAAAAGCCACAGATGCGTTAGTAGGTATCTTAAACGCGTTAGCCGATGCGTTAGACATCGTTACTAACGTTTGATACTGATCGGTTGATACCGCTGTATAGGTAGTGCCTGTTTGAGCATTAAGGGTAAATGCCACAAGTCCATTGAACATTGAACTGGTAAGCACGTCACCCGTAATTGCTGGGAATCCTGTAGCCATTTATTTATCTCCTCTAGTATGAAAGTACATTTGTTCCTAAAACTCCAAAACTGGTTGAACCAATAATAAACCCGTCAATGACAGGCTCTAAAGTTGTAAAGGTTGTGCGCCACTTATTCGGTGTGACTGTATGAGCTACGCCGAATACTTGTAGTGTCTTAGTTAGGGTTGAGCTACCGGGTTGATTTGTAGTAATAGTTACTGGGTCAAAAAAATCAAGATCAAGGGCAGCTAGTACGCCATTGGCATAGTTGTCTGTGTAAAGGTCTAACTCGATGGCATCGCATCTAACGCTGGTTTCGGCACGGCTGGCAACGTAAGCACGGGCATAATCCAGCGCCACCGCATCGGTCTGCATAAGTAAGTTTTGCTGATTGTAAGTGTGAGCAAAATATTTAGCCACACTAGCTGCGTTAGTCGATGATTGAACGCTGCCACCCGTACGCGTAATATTGGCTTGGTTAAATACCAAGGTGTCATCTAAACGCCATACGGCATTGGCATATCCAATATCTGTACCGTTATCGTTAAACACGGTAGGCGTAGCAGCAACACTTGCTACCGTCACGGTGCGATCTTGGAAAGTCCACGATCCCGATGCATCTACATAAATTGCGCCGTATTCGCTATTAGTGGCAGTAGTTAAAGCTGCTAAGGCAGTACGCGCAGTGCCGGGGTCTGCTTGTAAAGTAGTCAAACCAGCATCAACATCACGCATCGATGTAGGCCAGCCAATAGTGTTAAGGATTTGGTTAATTCTTGTGCCGCTTAGATCGCCAGCAGTCGCACCTGTAACCGTACTGATCTGGGCATTTTGGGCTAGGCGCGTGGCATCAACCGCTGTTATAACCGTGTACACAACATCGTTAGCGTTTTGCGGGGTAGTGGTTGTGTAGCTTGTAATAAACCCACTGAACATTGGATAGGTAACGCCTAGCGATGTAGCCGATATAGATACCTTACGCATAGGTGTTAGATAGGTAAAGTAAGGGCTGTTTGGGTTTTGCGGGTTAAAGTCGCCATTTTGATCCACGATGCGCAGGGTCAGCGTACCTGTTTGAAATTCATCGGCTGTAGCTGATCGGCCGCGCTTGGTACTTACGCTATCTACAACATCGCTTACATCGACTATAAGCGCAGCTGAGTCTGCCAAGATATTTGTACCCAGTATGCCTTCGCCAATAATAAATGCTTGAGCAAAACTTGGCCCGGTTGAAAAGTTAATAACGGCATTAATCGTTGGTACGGTCATGGTAACGCCCCAGCTGCGACCTGTGATCGGCCTTGCCTTTGTGAGTTAAGCAAAGCGTTATTAACAATATCTACAAAATCATTACCATCTAATACTGAACCTTGTACATTTACTGTAACTGAGCTGCCGCTTGAAAAAGCCGTTTGGCCGCCTGTTGGTATGACATCACTCATATCGCCAAAGTTGTAATTATATTTAGTATCAACGGCCGAAGCCAAGCCAGCAAAAGTGCTAGAGCCAGAAGCCATTAGTTTGGCAAAGGTTTCAGCGTAGGCTGCCGTTTTCTCAGCCTCTATAGCAGCCAATGTAGCTGCATCAGCAGTTTCTTGTGTATAAGCTACTAACTCATCAGTGCTCATATTAGTTGTGTCTTTACCCACAAAAGGCACAATTTTTCCACCATCGGTTTTATAAAGTTTTTCTAAAGATAGTTGGATTTGCTCTAAGGATTTTATCCATAAGTCAAAAGGATTAGCGGCTGGTTTAATGCTCTGTAGTTGCCCCTGTAAAGCACCGATAGCCCGCTGTGATGCCTCTAATTGCTTTTGTAATTTCTCGGCTAAGTCAAAGTCATCATTAAGTATTGCGCGCTGTAACTCTAGGCGCAGTCTTTCATTTTCTGAAATCTTGCCTTTTAACGCAGCTTCGATCTGAATTTGTTCCATATTAAATATTGATTGTGCTTTGGCTAGTTTGGATGCGTTAGCAGCAGCTTTTTTATCGGCTGCGATCTTGGCAGCAGCAGTGGCAGCAGCAATCTTTTTATCAGCTGCTAACTTGGCAGCAGCCGCAGCCGCAGTAAGCCGTGCTTGTTTTTCAGCAGCAAGTCGAGCAGCATTTTGTGAATCGGTAAATCCACCACCGGGTTTTACGTTTAATTTATCAAACGTTTCTTGAGTAATACTGCCAGTAAGAAAAACACCAAAATAATCAAGTAACGTTAATTTATCTAAATCTTTTAATAGGTCACTTACAGCTGTAGCCAAACTGATTACGTTCTCAGTAGCTTTATCTATGTCACCATTACCAGCTATGTCTTTGAATAAATCTACTAAGCCTTCGCCTATTATTTCTTTTGCGTTAGCCGATGCTACCGACAATTTATCAATAGAGCCAGCAAAGGTATCAATGTAGGCTTTACCAGCACCTTTGCTTTGCTTAATAAGAATTGCCTGTATCTCGGCAAAGTTTTTTGTCTTTAATTCAGCATCGGTTAAACCAATGTTTAATGCTTTTAACCCTTTGTAATTTCCAACGTAGGCACGGGATAAAGTGTTAATAACATCTGAAAATGGCAGACTATTAGACCGAGCTAGATCGACCGCTAAGGCCATCAACTCCTGAGTCTTAGCCGCTGATAATGTAATTTTAGCTAATTTTGAATAAGCTGGTCTTAGTTCATCATCAAAAATAGCTGTTTGTTTTTCAAGGTTTCCTATAAAGTTCTCAGCATTTGCACTTTCATAAGACAAGCCTAAGTTTTTTAGATTTTGCCGTAACACGGTAATTGCCGCATCATCCTCGGCAAACGCCTTAACAGATTGCTTAGCAAAATTAACTATGGCTCTAGTGCTAAAAGCCAAGCCTAAACCACTAGCTAGTGACTTGACACTTTTTGTAAGTTTCTGTGTAGATGTATCTGCTTGTTTAAATGCCTTTTTGCCAGTGAACTCGGCGGCTATATCAATTCTTACTGATGGATCAACGGCCATTAGTTATACCCCACAGCCTTGTTAAATTTATCCCGCGATACTTCGATCGCTTTAATGACAGCTGCGTTTGTCTTGCCGCCATCCTCTTTCCATGCGCGAAAGATTGCGCGGCCTTTCATCTTGCGTGACCTACGGCCTGCGCCTGTCTGGTTATTAGCATCTACGATTGTGCCGTACTGATTTATAGCTTGAATAAATATTGAGCCTGCCTCTGGGTTATTGCTTTTGCCATACTTCTTATTAGTGCTAGTCATGTAACGATATTCACCAGCGCCGGTATCGCGCCGATAATAAGGTATTACAACTTCCCGCATTCTTGCTTGTTCACGGCCAGAGGTATTTACGCGCCCAGCAGTTTCATAGATTGCACCAGATGCTGAGGCATTTCTGATACTGGCTAATGCTCGAAAGCCTGCCTTATTGACCTTGCTAGGTGTGGTCTTGTAACCAACGCCGCTTCGAGCAGTTGAGCCATCCCATACTGGAAATTTGCCGTTAGTAGATGCTTTACCCCAGCCTGATAGGGGTGCTTGGCGTGGAATAAAACCCTTAGCTTTAGATGAAATAGGTTTAAGCAAACTAGCCATTTCTGCTTGCGTTTCTTTAGCTAGATCAGGCGTAAATTTCTTTAGGGCTTTACGGAGTTCAATGCCGCCTTTTACCTGTACTGGCATCTTTAATCTCCTTATTCCTGTCTTTCATCGCCTGCATTAATGCCTTAAACATCCTGCTATCTAGTGCTATCAAATCATTGGGCGGTATTCCCGTTTCCAAACTGATCCGTGCGATCAAGTAAGTAAACGAGTCACGCCCTATAGTTCCGGGTCATCATCCAATACCTCTACCTTTTTAAGACTCTTTAAGAACTCTGCGCCGAACATTGGCACGGTATCGCCAGCAGCTCTTAAACATTCCCACGCTAACCAGTACACATCGGTTTGTTTTTCATCCTCGCGGAAAGCGCGATGAAAGCCTTTTTTTGCGTACAACTCAAACGCGTATTCGATCGATGGTGTTATCTGGTGTTCAGATAACGATCCATCAGCCTTTGTGATCTTTAACTTTGCCATGATTTAGCCCCTTTTGTTTTTATCAGGTAGTAGTAATTACAACTGGTGAATTACAAGTAAATGTAATTGATTGAGTAGCAATGTCTGCTACTGCGCCGTTAATATCAGTAGTGTTATTAACTAGGATTGTGGTGCTGTATAGCGGGTTAGTAGCTGATACCGCTGCGCTTGTCTGCTTTAGCGTAATAGGTACTGTTGTACCCCACGCGGCTTGCAATGTTGCGTTTACGTTTGCTGCTGCTGTGTCGCTTAGGAAATCTAAAGTAATTGTGCTTGCCTCTAAACCCTTAACGAATTTATGAGCTGTATCGCCCATAGCAGTTACTTCGAGTTCATCGAACACGCGGTTGATAGTTGCCGATGTAACATGGTCAGTAAGTGCTACTGAGTTAAGAGTTACAACGACTGTATTATTTAAATATACGGCCATTTGTTTATTCCTCGATTTTCTCGGTTACGGGTGCTTTGGTTTTTGTTTCTTTTAC